CATCATGTCATCCAGCTTGTCTTGGAATAAGTTTACAAGAACAGTCTGGTCACGGCCTGAGTGATTACTTGTGCCGCTTGACGTTGTGCTATCTGTAACACTGATACCGTCCTTTTTAAGTTCGGTCAGTGTCAAAGAAATACCTGCGTGGTGTTCCTTCCAGCTATAGTTAGCACGTTCGATGTTTGCTGGGTTTGCATACGTCACAGTGTCGTTGTGAGTATAGCCAGCAACGGTTGTTGTGTAGTTGCCTTTTACCGCAACACTCAAGTCACCCTTACCACCAGGGAAACTTTTTGCCGCGCTGTCCATCGCTTTGAGCAGCGGCTTGTCTTGTAGTGACTGTGAATAAACGTTGCCTTTATCAATATAATAATCGAGGGCAGCGTTAGCGATGTTGTCAAGTTCGGCCTGAGTAAAAGCCATTTGTACGCTCCTAACGTTATGAAGTTCCCAAAGCGTTGCCGATAGCTTCTGCTAACGATTTTGGCTCTGCTTGCGGTGAACCTCCAAGTTTACCACCTGATGCTGTTTTCATTGGGCGGTGGTTTCCAAACTTGGCACTAAAACGTTCGTTGACCTCTGCGTATGCTTGGTTTGCAAGCGATAACACTTGGTCTGGCGTCTTGGCGTAACCGTGTTCGTTAACCAAAGCCCGAATACGAGCATCGATTAGATCATGTTTAAGATCGAAGTCAGGATCGCTTTCACGGGTTTTTGCTTCCCAAGCGTTAGCAGTGTCTTTTAGACGCTCGACATATTCCAACTGCTGTTCGCGTTGTTTGCCTTGCGCCATCGCCTCTGCACGGGCGTTACTCCTTTTGGCCTCTGCCCTTGCAACAGATAGTTCCCTAGCCGCATCCTCGTCCAAGTAACCGTCGTCAACTCGCGTTTGTATGTCTTGCGGCAACATTATTCCAGCCGCCTCTGACAACGTTTGCACATAAGGTTTTAGAGCATTTAATGCTGCCATAGGATCATTTTTCATAAGAGCCATGATCTCTAAGCCTTTAGCCGCTTCATCACCCGACAGATTGTTCTCTGTAAGGTAATTCTGCATCACATCAAATTTCTCGCCCTTCTCCTTAAATGCGTTGCGCTCGTCTAACAGTTTTCTAAAACGTGGATGTGAATTAAATGGAACGTTTTCATCATCATCTTCTGCAACAGAAGTATCCGTTTCAGAAGTTTCTGATGAAGCTGCCACTTCATCCAGTTCTTCAACCTTTTCCTCAGAGTGCGACTCTGGTTCCTCGTCGGGTTGCATTGCGTCTTGTATGACACTCAGCAAATCCTCCTCGGTTTCGCTTTCTGCGGTTGACGACTCCGCGCTTTCGTCCTCGACTATTTCAGAGTTGGGGGACGATTCCACCTCTGTGACTTCTTCAGCCATATTAGCGTCCTTTCTTTTATTTTACCGCTGTTGACTGTATTTATCAACAAACAGCAAAAAGTTACTGGTTATTAGCTCCCATTGGTGCTGGGCCTCCCCCGCCCGATGGTAGCTGTCGCGGTGCATTGTCTGCACCCCCTCCTGGCGGCCCCTGCAATGCAGGATCACCAGTTCCTTGTGATTGCCCCTGATTCATAGCGACAATACTCGGAATTTGGTCTGCAAACGCTGAATCAAGTTCCAACTTGTCATCCAGACGTTTAAGAAGTTCTCTAGCCAGCCATTTTGGATCAATGCCAGGTATTTGCAGCAGAAATGGCATTATACGTTCTATGTTTGCCAATTCTGCCGCACGGTTTGGCTTACCTGTCGAGCCAGCCTCAATTTCTAGAAAAACTTCTTCCATGATGGTATCGCGGGTAAACTCAGGCCAAACGGCACCTGGCCCTGCGATTTTCTTCACTTCATCTAATGAAAGGTTTTCTAGCAACACTTGCCCCGCTGCGCGGGTAATCTCAGACATAAAGCTGTCTAATTCATCAACGTTTGCGCCAAGCGACGACATTCTTGCACTTTCGGCAATCGACGTTTCTGTTGCTGTTGCTTTGGACAATCCGCCAAAACTGCTTTCTTGCGCACCAACAACTAACTGAATGTCATCAAATATTGTACGCACTTCGTACAAATTTGGATCAATCCCGATCTGACCTACTGGCTGAATAACGTCATTTACTTTTTGACCAGCCGCAAGCGCTTGCAGTTCAATCACTGCATTAGCGGGGTGCGTTGCCAGCTTTTCCTTATCTTCTTCTTCTAATACGCCAGCGGGTGCTGCGTATTTAGGTCTGTTAGCGCGTCTATGTTCTCGCAGCCCTTGTCGCGCACGGTTGTATTCGTGCTGCATCGGCATCAATAGCTTAATATCACTTGGTGGGTATAAATGGTCTTTATGCTCGACCTCGTTAAACACAAGAGCAAAAATAGGCCAGAAAGTTTCGACATGTACATCAGGCGACATTGGCTCACGCAAGAAATCATCATGCCCGTCTGCAAGGCAATACTGTATGCCAGTTTTGCGGTCATACACTTCAAATACTTGAACTAATCCGTCTGGCGCACCTTCCGCGTTGATTTCGTCATAAGATGTGCGCTGCGTGTAAGGATCATTAGGGCCAACTAGACGCCCTTTCATGTCATACGTTCGATATGCGTCTTTTAGGTCAACGTCGTAAATTTCCTTCACTTCGTCTGGCGTCAAGTAAAGTTCGTGCGCAACCCATTCAGCACCGACAAAGCCGCGCAATTGACGGCAGCGGGGGTCTACAATGATAGAATTTGACTCGGGAAAATCAAACACCAACCCTTCGCGGATCGTCACCATTGGTTCCTCAAGCAACGATTTCATAGACAGCATCAATTCTTCTATCTGCGGATCGTCCTCTTGTATTTCCCCTTCTGCGGCTTGTTCTGTAACACGGCGCATAAAATCGATCTGCGCTTGCACGTCTGCGATCTTTGCGGCAACTTCTGGTGCGCGGTCAACGTCACGTTGAAAACCGACCTTAACGTAGCCAACACCTGTTGTAATAACTCGACGCACCAGCGCTTTCATTTGCGATTTGAAAGACGGCTGTTGCTCTTTCATGTAGTAATCAAACAAGTTCTCTAGCGTCTTTGCCACGTTGTCGAGCATCTTGTTTCTGTTTTTGCCTTTCAAATAATCCTGAATAATCATTTGAGGCATTGGCGGCACTGGCAAACCTTGTTCGCTTGCCATTGTAGAAGCAGCAAACGCTTGACCTAACGTGTCCGAACTCCCGTCCCAAATTTCGTACTCCATACGACCACGGCGCTTCGCAACAGCCTTTGGGTTCTTGGCATATAAAGATGCGGTACGTTGCTGCACATGACGCTGCAAGATATTGGCAACGTAATTGTCACCCGACCACTGGCTGTCGTCGTAGCCGTTAAGAGCCGCGTCCATGTCTTTGCGCATTTGCTTAAACGCTTTTTCGTGGAACGTTTTCGCGTGTTTAACTTTAGCAAGCCACTGCGTAACTAACTTCTTACGTCGTTCTGTTGGTTCAGGACGTTCAACGTCTGTCGTAACTATCGCCATTTCTTCGTGCATCACCAACCACCAGTTCTGTTAAATACTTTTTCCATTTTTCGACGTTGGGCAGAGTCCCACTTAACCCACGCCAATGTTCCTACCTTTGGCCTCGTATCTGTCTTTATATTAACACCACCAGGGGTGGTTAGTCGAGACAAGCCCATTCCAATCCATGCTAGAGTGTCTACAAAGTCGTCATTTCGACCATTAGGAAACTTTAACAACTCGTCTGTAGCCTTTTGTGTCCATACAGATTGTTTAGGGAAAATAACTTTGTTCATAGCCATTCTGCCTAAAATCGATTGCGCACGTTGCACTTTGTTTGCAACTGGCGTTACTTCTTCGATGCGACAATAAATGCGTTCTTCACCCATACGTTTACGCAAAAACGGGCCGATTGCTTTTGATATATGGCCTTTTTCTGCCCACCAAATTAATGGCTTCCACTTTTTGATAAGCGTTAGCATTGCATCAACAACCTTATCTGTCGGCTGTTTTTCCCACCAACTGTCGAGCAAATAAATGTCATCGTTTTTATCTACGCCTACAATCAGTAAACATGTTGCGTCATTTCGCGTCTTATCAACCCCAACAGCGTGGTCACTTGCTGCATACACGCGCAAATCATCAGGCAAGTCTTTGCGGTTGTAATACTTGATGTTCTCACGGCGAAACAAATCACCGTCCTCTGGTGTCGGCCTACCTTGGTACAAAGCGCTAAATCCGCGTGAATCTAACCGCCGCTGCGCTTCCATAAACTCCATATCAAACCGTTCGGGCCACAACAGTTCACCTTCTTTGCGCCCTAATGGGTCATTTTCTTCTGCCAACGCTGGTAAATTAATGATTTTCCACTTTGCCGCTTCTTCTGCGCTGTAATGCGGGTTAGTTGGATCAGTAAGCCGACCAATTAGATCGTCCTCATGCCAGCGCGTTTGGACAATAACGATTGATGCAGAAGCAGTCATAAGGCGCGTCATTAAAACTTGCGTAAACCACTGCCACAATTGTTCCCGCAACGTCGGGCTATTGGCTTCGATACTGTCTTTGATTGGGTCATCAAGTATAACAAAGTCACCACCACGTCCTGTGATCGATCCTCCGCGCCCTACAAACACTGACATGCCCCCAGATGACGTTTGTATCCTAGATTTACTTGCCCCACCCTTGCGCAGCCCAAAGCTGGGGAAAACGTGCTTGTATTGCGGCAGTGACATAATGTTGCGAACATCCGCACCAAAGTCTTTTGCAAAATCTTCGTTATATGTAGCAAAGATCACATTGCGATACGGGTCACGTCCTTGCAGCCAAGGCACAAATCGACGAGAAATCAGTTCAGATTTACCATGTCTGGGCGGCATAGACACAATTAGACGCGGAATATGGCCCTTTTCGACCTTTTCCAGCACTTTTGCCAGCGCTCTATGGTGCTTGGCGTCCTTAAACATGCTTTCATCAATGTTTTCTGGATCATCGGCATCAGGCATCGTGTACTTAACAAAGTCGATAAAAGATGTGCGGCACTCCAACGCCAGTTTTTGACGTTTAGCAGCCGCAATCTTTTTATCTAAGTCGTTAAGTACCTTCGCGTTACTCATTTAAGCCAGCCATATATCTTGTAGGTTTCTTTGCGACGGTGATCGATCCCCTTAGTTCCGCCATTTATTCTGCGCGTAACCTTTTCGATAGTCTCGTCATTCACACCTTGATCGCAAATGCGCCAAATATTATTGCGCTTAAAGAACCAGATAGCGCTTTCCATTGCATACTCTGTCGCAACCAATGATGGGTCATCCATCACTTCTGGTATGCGCATATCGCTTGCAAATGCACGATAATTAGAACGCCCTGTGCATTGTAAAAATCCACGGCCTCGCCACACCCAGCCGTCATTTTCACGGACATTTCCAAGCGCACCTTTTTTCGTTCGGTTTTCGTCCATGTAGATGTAATTAGCGATTTTTTGTGGTTGACGCTCGTATTCTTCTGCTTGCTCTTGCGTTTTGAAGTATCGCGGATGCACAGCAAGTAATGCTTTTGCTGAATAATTCAGGTTTTCTGTTGTCGCTTTGAAATTATTACTTTCATGCACCAACTGACCAAGCATATGCGCTCCGCGTTCTGGCGACCATTCGTAATAGTTTGCAATCGTTTTGGCAGTATTTGGGCCGAAACTACCGTCTGGCGTCGTCCCTACTTTCTCTTGCAACTTGCGCAATGCATCACTCATTTTTTCACTCCGAAACCACGAATTGTTCTTATTCCGAATGAGGCAGCAATCGAGGCATACATGCCCCATTGAATGAACGTGGGGGTAGCCTCAAGGTTGGCAAATCCTTGTTCCATAACTGGTTGTAAGCCAGGTATAAAATTAGCCAGCAACAAAGCCACAAAGCAAATTGTCCAAAGCTCGTCTTTCCAGCTATTATTAGAAGCTTCAATTGCAGCTTGTTCCCAATCTGTTTCTGACGTTGCTTTTTTGAGCCGTATTTCGGCATTTGCTTTTTGAATAGCAGTTTTGCCGTCGATATATGACGTAGCAAGCCCACCAATTGCTGATACAATTTGACCAATCACGTTTCACCTCCCATAGCTTTACCGCTTAATGCGAAATACGCGCCTACAAGCCCCGAAAGAGCGATATATTGGGTCATCAAAACGCTCTCTGCGCCAGCCATACGCTGCGGATCTATAATCGTTGCTATTGTGGTAATAATCATCATGCCCAACGCTGACCAAGCCATTCGGCGCTTGTTGATTTGATACGCTTTTTTGTCAGGAATTAGTTCGTTCATTCGATAAACCCTTTTGCTTTTAGGAAGAACCCAACAGCCACAATTGAACCGACAATCATCATCAAAATTACAAGAATTGTCGCAATTAATTCTTGTTTTTCTTGCCGTTCTATCTCAGCTAAACGCTCGGCTTCTCGACGCTCGTTTGCTATTTGGCGTCTAAGTTTTAACAACTCTTGATACGCGCTGTATCCTTTAGTGTTTGTAATAAACTCTCGTAATTCTTCTTCGGCAACTTTAGCGTTTTGCATTTGCGTCCAAGTCGCCATTGCTTCTTCATTTGCAGATGCAAACACACTGTTTTTCTTTTTGGCGTGTGCTTTTTTTGCGCCGTCTACACTATCGAAAAACCCTGCCAATTCTTTCGACATGCTGTGCAATTGCTTGCCAGCGCTTATTCCCGATTTTACAATCGCTAATGCCGAAAGAGGATCAATCATCAGCCCATCTTCATCAATACCGCAACAAGTAATCCAATGATCGATGCTGTAGCCCCGATCATTATGCTTTCCATGCGCTTCACACGATTAAACAAATCTTTAAACTGGATTTTCATTTCGGTTTTAATCTCAACCACCTCTTTTTCCAGCCCGTCTATGCGTTCATGCGCAGATGCTACCGTCCTTTTGTCCACTTTGTCATTCTCCGCTTGCCGTAGTTATCAACTAGGGTCTGTAGGCCAAACCACAGAATACGGAAAACCTTCTTGGTTTGGTACGTCACGCAATGCCTGTCGGTAATCTGTTTGTGCTTGTGTCATTGTTCGATCTGACAAAGCCCAATTATCTGTCGCAGCCAGCAACCCATTACGACGACCTCTAATTGCGTCCTCGGCTTCATCTTGTGGTCGATCTGTAACAAGAAATTCCACTGACCATTCGCCGTTTTCGTAAACTGGCACATCTAGCGATGTTTGCTGTGTCAGATAATCGTATTCTGGCACCGCGCCTACAGTTACAATATAAGTGTTGAACGCAGCTAACGTTTCAGCGGTTGGGTTTCTAGGAAAAGCAGTATTTGGATTATCAGCTTTTAGTTTTGTCATGTCGTATGGCCAAACTTCTGGGGTTTCGCCGTTTGCTTTGATCCACATTTTACACTCCTATTTTAGCCTTACGGAACCAATGTACAGTTTTTCATAGTCCACAAATATCAGACGATCTCTGTGGACTTTTATTCGATGTGGCGCGACATTTACCGTGCCGCGATGATCGAACGTTTCTATTGCGTCATAATTGAACTCCCACGAATTATTTACAACGCCACCCGTTTTAGTTAACAAAGGAACACGGCTTATGGTCAGAGGATTACGGTAGGTGCTAGATGCATCCTCATTTGCTTGCGCAAAATAAAGAATATCTTTATCCCAATCATACCACCACGCATATGTTGAAAAAACATCGTCTGACAAATGTGTTCCAGTTTCACTTGCACCAACAAACAAAGCTGGACTAGAGGTGCCTTTTTCCCAACGTGTATAAGTTGGATTGTAAACAATTGTTGATTTATACAAAAATGTTGTCCCACTGGTCTTATAAGTCCAAAGAGCATCGTATGAGCCATCTAAATTTTCGTTATGGCTTACCTGTATATTTTCAGTGTTATTTGCTAAACTTTGCCTGTCTTGGCTTGGGCTAGTCATCCAAGTTGCTGGTATCGTCGCATTTGGCCCTAAACGTCTAACGTCGCTAATATCAATTGATTCATAATACAAAACATCAGCATCCGTGTCTGTAAAAATTACTCTATCACGAAAAATACTCATTGAGTCAGGACGGTTTCCAGCACCCGCATGTGTGGATTTGCCAACATACGTCCAATCATTTTTATTTGTAGAAAACGGCTTTGTTACGAAATAAACCCATACGGAATCAGCCCAATCACCACTTGTCGCTCCCATGCTGCCAGTTAAAACTAGACAAACATGACCAGTTAGATCGAACTCAACATCTTTTATTCGTTGATACCTGGCTTGCGATGCATAGAACGTTTGATCGTCCATAAATATATCATGCGCTGAAATAGTGTTTTCAGTCTTGAGATACTTCAATCCCAAGCCCATTGTCGCGTTTACACCTCTAGGCTCATTCAAAACAGTGGGTAGCGGGTACTGCCCATTATCTGAATAATAATCAGATTCAAGGTATTGAACGTATCCCCTGTCATCAATAAAGCCTATACGCGCATTCAACTCTGGCAGTTCAGCCGTAGCCGCGCGTAATGGATGCATGAAAATGCCAGGTTTCTTGTTAATTGAATACGCACCGCGACCACTGAAAATTTCTCCGATTGGAACACCTTCTATTATTTGTCCGTTTGTTGGTGGTGTGTAATGGTGATTGGTCGCTATTTGCCCAGAACCAATGTTAAAGTCATCAACTCCGCCCATTCTGTAACGATTATAACAGGCGTAATGCTGAATTGTATTATCGTTAGGTGAGGCTGCTTCTTCAAGAATACACGGCATATACATTCTATCGTTTTGCGTAGTGCCATATACAGCACTAACCGTGCGAACTAATTCCCCAACATATACCGCCTCTGCAAAGTTCCCTGTCCCAGACGATCTAGTTGCGGGACGCTGTTGAATTTCGCCATGACCTGTCGAACAATTTTCAACATTAATAATGTCAGCCCCAGACGCGCCAGAACCGTAAGTAATGTCAACTGTCTGTAAAAATCTATAATACGCCTCACGACGCACACCATACTTAGTCTGGCTTGTGTCGTGAAAGTTTTGCCCAAAATCATGCATATTTAAAGTTGGGTAGTTATAACTTTTTTCTGCTATGTCTTGGAACGCATTATAAGTCGTTGATCCGCCGATAGAATTTGCGTCCTGTTCAATGAAATCTTGCAAGTTTCCAACGTAAATACTTGTCCATGATCCGCCACCGTTGTTTTCCAACAGCCAAGTATTCATCTTATCATTATTAGGGCCGCAATACGGCATAATGCATACGGCTTCTATATTTTGGCTAGACGCATTTTGTCGATTGGGATGCATAAATATTTGAGAGCGAAAAATCGCTGTACTATCAGCAGCAACAATGTCGTTACCAGTTATCCCTGTAACATTTTCCGCTAATGCTTCATCCAACGTTGCTGTGCTTACGTCCCACGCGGTTGATAGATTTAACGTGTATAATTTAACGTTTTCATTTAGATCGATGCCTAAAATAAATAAACGTTTTCCAGCAGCATAAGCCGTCGTGCCAGCGTATGTATTTGCAAGGTTAAAACAGAAAGAACACGCAAATGTACTTGCACTAGCCGAAGTCGGGTTTATCACCGTAGCAATATCAAGTGACGTGTAAGAAGTTGCTGTGCTGGGGTCAAATGGTGTCGATAGATTAGCTTGTTGCAGATAAACCGGCCCTGAATAACTATTTGAAACTGAACTTCCAAGCTGATACAGCTTTGTGCCGTCTAAGCTAAAACCAAAATCACGAACTGATGTAATATTAGGTTGTGACGCATCAATATCACCACAATTATAAGAAGTCGGTGTTAAACCATATTTTGTAAACCAAGTTCTGTTGCTTGCTTTTGTGGTTCTATTTTTTTCTAAAATTAAGGTTGCATCATTATTTACCGAACTACGGGTAGGATAAAAAACATCATCATAGGTACTATTTACAGTTCCGACCCAAACGCGCGACGTAGTATCACTTGCATAACTGGAACTACGAGCGGACAACGCTGGGCTGTACCAAGCAGCATTTGGAATAGGCCATTGCGATCCCGAGCCGCCACCATCAAAATTATAAGCGTTTGACGAGGTCGTGCTGTAGGACAAAAACGGCGAACCTCTAGCAGTTAAAAGTGCATTCGTTCCTGTTAAATCCCAGTGTATCTGTGTTGAACTTTGAAAATCTTGCTTGTTTTCTGCTAACTGAAAGTTTGATGTCCCAAGCTGTGTGCCTGGATAAAACGATGTCGGATCATATGGCGTTTGTGCTGTAAGCGTATATACATTGAATTTTTGCGTAACAATAGAACTTGTTGTTCTAACAAAAACATTAAATTTGTAACCGCCATTAGCCCAATTAAATGAGCCGTAACCATCATTCAGCGAAAAACCATTGGCTAATGTTGCGTCAACATCATCAAAATCTATCGACTTATAAACAGTTTGGTCATGATCGATAGTATTTAGATCATGTGGCTCCGTCAAAGTAAGATGGACACAATCTAATTTATCATAAGATGAATTAGAAGTAGAACCTGAAAATTGAGTATGAACCCATGTGATATAATATTTAAGACCACTAGAGTTATAATTGATCGCCATATAGCGCGTACCCAGCCTGTATTTAGTAGCTGTTTTTGGAATGCCGCCAATCGTATATAGGCTTTCCAATACGTCGCCTAAATCAACATCATGCACACCAAACTTGTACGCTTCTGGATCACCCAAACGCGCTGGCGCGTTTCTACGCGACGTTGCAGCAATAAGAGATTTTCCTAATCTCGACATTAACCCATATCCTCGCCAGCCAAGAACACCAGCCAGTTCACACCACCATCAACGGTAAAGCAGACATACACGTCGGTTTCGCCTACAGATGGAATTGCTGGGGCAATACCGCTTTGAAACTTACATGACGAAGGAAATGTCAGCGTGTAATCATTCGTCGCGTCTTGCGTGACAACTATAGTCATTGTGTACGCATCATCGTCCGTCAGTGTAATCTGCGAATAATCAAACGCAAATTCAGTATTTGCAGCCAAAGTCACGTTAAAAACGTTAGCTAAGTTACACTGTATTGTCGTTGTTGCAGTATTCGCTGTAATCGTATTTAATTGCTCTAAGTTCGCCGCTGGGAACTGAAAGTTTTTTGATGAGTCAATATTGCGTAATACATCAAGTACATCATCAGCTTTTGACATTATAAAACTCCTA